GAGCGCATCTTTCTTGATGAACTTGACCCCAAGGCGAAGGGTCGCCCACTGAAAACTATGCCCGACTGTGGCTTATTTTGCGAGGAAGACGAATGAAATACGATCCAGATGCGCTCACCCGCCACGTCCTTGACTGCGCTCAGCAAGGCATGTCACAAATTGAAACCGCAGAATTGCTGCGCGTATCACCGTCAACAATATATCGCATTTGTTCGGCTGCAAACATAAAACTTGAAAGGAAGAAACGTGAACACGGACCAAACTCAGATTATTATAAAAAGGCTAGAGCGCAACAACAGCATAATGCTGACGGAGCAGAAGACGGCGATGAGGCCAAACTTAAAGCAGCGGCTGGAAGAGCAGCAAGCGCTTCTCGATCTGCTAAAGCGCGATATGAAAAAGACGCAGCCGAGCGATTGAGGGCCAAGCTGGAGGGCGTTACCGATAAGCACGAGCGTTACGAGATTACATATGGCCATTGCCTGTGGGAGTTTGAAAATCTCATGTACCGCCAGCGCAAACGTGAAGCTCTACCATCTGGCCCGCGTAGGCCGACAACTATGGCCCCATCTATGCAGCGCGCAGCCGATGCCAGCAGACAGCACAGCATTGACCAAGGCAATCGCCTGTTTTCTTTGATCCCGTATGACCAGCGCGTGACGGCAGCAGAGGCCGCTGAGCTGCTGGGTGATAGCGTCCCTCGCACGTCAAGCTATCTCAAGAAAATGTGGCAAGCGAACAAGGTTTACCGAGTGCGTGATTTCGTGGAGGTTCCGGGCTACACCAAGCGGCAGTGGCGATGGGTGTTTAGCAAGCAACCTATTCAGCCGTTGAATAACTGCTTTGATGAGGGTGAGTGATGATTGACGAAGAGGTAGAGCGTAAAATTCACATCGCCGGACTTGTAGGAGCCATCTTTGGCTTTGCAAGCGGCGCTGGCTTGATGGCGCTGGTCGGCATTATATTTTGAGGTCGTGTGGGTGGCGTGATGTTGGCACATTCGGTAACGCAAAACCAATAAACAAAGGTTACGGTTGAGCCACCCACTCAGACTTTCTAATCAACCATACACCAACCCACAAGCAACTATTTGAAGCTGTCGAATGTTTTTTGCATCGACTGCTTTTCATCCATAAATTCCTCTGGCGAAATGTATGTTGTCACAGAAGTCAGCTCGTCACCTCGGCGGAAGATCACAGCGCCTAATTCAATGGATACAAACGCAAACACGTCTGACACATCTACATTCTTTTTGGGCGTGTGGAATGCGTAACTTCTGCTGGTTTTATGCGTCTTGCTGGCTGTCTTCACTTGCAAGGTCAGCGTCTGTGTATCCGTCTGTATATACGCATCGTGATCTTTGATCTGGCAGAGCGTGCAGATGTAGCCAGCAAGCGATAAGTAGGCGAGAGCTAAATGCTCTCCGGCCCTACCTACCGCCGCGCTGGCTTTTTGATCTTGCTTCGCCACTTAGCTAACTTAGCTAACTTGGCTAAACTAAGCCATGAGCCAAGTGTGGATTTTCTTGCTCTGGTTGCTCCGATCATCCAAGCCATGATAGCCGCCGTTCACACGGCGCGTGATGCGCTTGATAGCGTCATCCGTCACGCCCTCGTCAGCAATGTCAAACAATCCATTCTTATTGAAGAACCACAGCGCAGTCTCAAAGGCATATTCGTTAGCCACCAAGTCTGGGTCTGTCATAACCTTTGGCATGCCCATGTCGGACGCAAACGCCCGATAATTATTCCGCCCGGTGAGCTGCAAGAAACCTCGGCCAATAAATAAACTCGCCTGCGCTTCATTCTCATTGCCCATGCGGCCAGCGTAAACCTTGCCAGCAAGCCCGGTTGGGTTTTTGGCATACGGCTCTGCATCGGCAACAGTTGGGAAGCGTGATGGCCAGACAGCTTGGATGCGCTCTGGCGTGCTGTAATACAGGCTTTCACGGGTGCGCTTGAAGCCGCCACTCTCATGCGATGCCTGCCCCATCAAGTGAGCGCCACGCGCCGGGGATAGGTTGAAGTGCTTTGCGATTGCTCGCGCTGTATTTGGGCCAAACTCACCATCGGCTGTTGCGCCGATTTTAGCTTGGAGCGTTGCCATTGCCTTGCTCATTTCTTTTTGCCCTTAGCCGTCTTGGCAGCCGCTTTAAATGCACTGGCCTTTGGCGCTCCCTTTGCGCCGGGTTTACGCATTTTCTCACCACTTCCGGCTTTAATGCGCGCACGTTTTTTGTGAATGTTTGAGTACAGTCCCATTTCATTAAGTCCTCTTCGATTTAGTGCCGGAGCATTTCCAGCGCTTGCGTGAAAGATTTAGCGGGCTGTTTGGATCAGCCGCAGCCTTGGGAAACTTTTTCTTCTGCGCGGCAGAACGTGCGCAATACGCATCGCCCTTGGATGTGCCGGGCTTGACCCGTGGGCCGCCGTCTTTCGCTTTGCCCGCCTGCCCGTAGCTGACTTTACGCCCGCTTGATGTAACTTTAACTCGGGCTTTGCCCTTCGCTGGTGTAGCTCTACTCATGTATTTTCTCCAACTTTGAAACAATACGGTTTGACCAAAAAGCCCTTGTCAGCCAACTCCATCGCAAAGTTCATCGCGTCGGCTTGGCACTCAGCTTCGCTATACCATATATTATTTGAGTTTGCGATCACCGTGCAAGACTTCGCGTTTAGCGTCTGGCATATCAGGATGGCCGCGAGAAACATTTACTTCTTTAGCCCCTTTACTGTGCGTATGCCAAAGCTCGCCGCGATGCTGGCATACATTGCCCATTGAAACCACTGTGGCGCAGCGTCCAAATTAGCGAAACCCTGCGCCATGTAAGGCTGGATGCCCGGTATGAAGCTGCCCAGCACGATGGCTATGAACGCAACGGTCCAAGCCTCATCTTTCCACGAATTGTTGCTGGCCTCGATAGCAGCCTGCTCCCAGCTGATCTCGCCAGTAGCAATTTTCATCTTGGTCTCGGCTTCCGCTTTCTTCACGGCAGTCTTGCCGTCAATGTAGCTTGCAGCCAGACCGCCGAGTGATCCGATTATCTGGCCGATCATTTCTTAGCCCCCATTGCGCTAAATCCAAAGAACGCAGCAACAAGGCCCGATATAGCTATAAAGTATGTGGGTGCTATGTCTGCCAGCAATTGACCTGTGGTGTCATAACCCCAGATGTCAGCAGCCACGATACCAACAGGATAGATTAACAATCCAAAAAGCGCGAACCACGTCATGCGTAACTGCGCGTCGCGCTTGTGGTCGGCGTCTTCCATGCGTAAGCGTCGATCCTCAAGCATAAGCTCGCGCTCATCTAGGTCAATCTTACCATTGCCGTTCAGGTCATATTCAGTCATTGGCTAACTCCAATTTTCAAGCACTGCAAATATTCATTGTTTTTCGTCACCAGAACAGACGCCTTGCGCAGCTCATCCGTGCAATCTTTTTCAGAGCCATACTGCCCGACCTCGAAGTGAACGACGCTTGCAGAAAGCTGAAACCAAAGAAGCACCCACATTATCTCACCTCATCCGCTAGCAAGGCTGCGAGCCATAGCAAGCCGCCGCTGCCCACGGCAAACACTGTGCAGGCAATCGCGATTGTAATGAAGTAAAAGATGCGGTCACGTTTTGCTGCCTGCTCCTCAAGCGCACGTTTCTGCCGCGCTCTGGCTGCACCCATCTCACGCTGTACTGTCTCCCACATACCCGGCGGGCCATACAGGCGGCAATGGCTGCGGAGCGTGTCCATCGCTTCCTTGTGCTTCATCTTGGCATTGGCAATTGCGAAGCCTTCTTCCTCAGTTGAGGTAAGCCTGCCCAGCGGGCCTTTGTGTCTGCCTTGCTCCGCGAGGTGAATGTCAGCCTCAAGCTTGGCCAGCTTGCCAAACTGCGGCAGCACAGAGCCAACGTCCTTGCCCGCCTGCACGGCGGAACTGATCCCGCCTGCGATAGTGCTAACCGCACTTGCGAGAGCGAGAACCTCAATCATCTTACCGCTCCATTAAGCGGTCGATCTTTTCCTCAAGCCGATCAAACTTATTCATAATTTGAGATAGAACCTCAGAGCTGTCTGACTTTGTGACGTATTCTTTAGCCATTTCTTCGCGGGTGCGGTTAAGCAAGATGCGGAGGCGATCCAGCTCTTCGCGTTGCGTCTTTAACCACCAGCCAATGCCAGCGATTACGACGCCAAAAAGTATATTCAAGATCGCGTCCATTTCCATCTTAGTAACTGCCTTCCCAGACTCTGAATTTGGAAAACTCGCCAGACATCATTTTACGCTTGACGACTTCTTTTGCGGCTTCTGTATCAGACCATGATACACCAGCTTCCTTCAACCATGAGGCAAGCACAGCGCCGTCTAAGAAGCCCGCGAGGCGTTTTTCACCAGACATGCCTATGCCAGCGTCTTTCGCCATCCGCACATCTTTGAGCGCTTGGCTTACATCGTGCCGCTGCTTAATAACCATGTGGTCATGGTCAAAGCTAATCTTTTCTGAAATCTTCGCCATTTGTTATTTGCTCTTGGCGCGCTTAGTAGGCGCTGGCGCTGGCGCTGGCTTAACGTCACCAAGCACTTTTAGTGCATCTGGTCGAACGCGCATTAGAGTTTCAACCTCTGCGTTTGGCAGCTCTGCCGTGTCCTCTTTAACCAGCTTGCCAAGGGATGTATGCACCTTGTGGCCCACAACTAAAACTTTTTTCATGTTATTTCTCCAATTGAGCAGAGGGGGCGTAAAGCCGCCCCCCCTTATATCATACTACGAAGTTGTGTTGTCGTAAATTGCGCCGTTTGCTTTTTCGTTTTTAGAGCAAAGAGCCAATTCGGTTGTGACCTGACGAGTAGTGTTATCGCCATTTTTCGCAAGTGCAACATTCTTGGTTCCACGCAATACTGCGCATTCCCACATATTGTCTTGCAAAATAAACACATCGCGTGAGCGATTTTCGCGTGATGGCATAAACTCAATGGTCCCCCACGGAGTGATGTATACTGCAAGCGATTTAACAACAGTTTCATCGCCAGCCTGTACGGATGAGCGTTGGTTGTTGTTTCCAGTGAAGCCGAGAGCTACATTCATCTGGAAGGCTGACAAATAACAAGTATCTGGCTTTCCGCCTTCTTCCCAGATTGACTGCATAACGTCGTCAAACTTGGCCTGCGAAAAAGCAGTTGGTGTGCCGTCGTCTGTACGCGCATCTGTACCGTCGCCGGTTGGGTTTGCGCCAGAGTTACCAGACTGGAAGTTTACGTTAGTAATCAACCATGATGGTACGCCACCAGTTTTACGAGCAGCAGTTGAGGAACCAACTACGTTGCCTTGGTTTGCAAACAAAGCCTTTTCGATGTCCAATTTTTGCTCTTTAGCGATGAGCAAAGTTTGGTATGCAAGCTCCTTAGCGCGCCCGGCATTATCGACTGCTTCATCCGTATCTGACACGACAACAGCATTCTTGAAAATCTGTGTGCGTGCGCCGAGGCGTACAGTTGGAGTAACTGCATCGGCGGATGTTGCATCGCCTTCAATGTGAGCATTTACGGCGGAAGCGCGCAATGCTTGTGTTTGCCACTCTACCAGAGTGTTCTTTGCTTTGGTTTTGCTCGACTTGGAGTAAAACGGTGTTTCAGATGGATCTACGTTGTAGATCATATCTGACAAATCTTCCCTGATGCCAATGGCATCATAGGTGTCAAATGTGTTGGTTGGCTGAGTCATTAGTGTGTCCTTTCAAAGACTTACTGCTTTAAGATCAAGCTCAATGCGTCGTCGATTGAGCCAGTTTTCTGCAAGCGCTGTTGCGCTTTTTTACGAGTTACAGCGTTGCTATCAACACGCTTCTTTGCACCAGCTTTCACCACAGGCCGGGCTTTCTCACCCTTGGACTGCGTTGATTTGCGCTTTGCCACCAGCTCACGATATTTGCGCGCATCATTTAACGCCCGCACATATCTAGCATCGGTTACTGCCTGCATTTCCTCAGTCGTAAAGCCGTAGGAAACGCCTGTATCAACCAATGCGTTTTTAATTGCCTCTCCCCTCTTGGGGTCAGCAATCTCAGGGATGTGTTGCGTCAACACTTGTGCTTGCTCTGCAAGGTAGGACTGATGTGCCTCTTGCTGGGCCTGCATGCGCTGCTTTTGCACATTCTGAAGCTGGAACATATTTTGGTCAAACTGTGCTTTACTCTCGTCATACTTGAGCTTTTCTTCCATGTACCCAATTGGGTCACTTTCAAATAGCTCGCGTGTTGGCGGGGTTGGAGCTTGCAGTCCACCGTTTTGTGCTTGCTGATACAAAGCAGCGACTTGTTGTTGCTGCTGTTGCAATACGGTTGCTTGCTGCTGAATTTGCTTGCGCGCTTCAGCAGCTTCTTGAAACCGCTTATTAATTGCCGCTTGTCCCGCAGCAGATTGCTTTAACTGATCCAGTGTCCATTGCTCTTCCTTGCCGTCAACTTTAACGGAGAAAACATTGGTGTCTTCAGCTGGTGCTTCTACTAGGTCTTCGTCGTCAATCTCGACATCATCGTAATCTTCGCTGGATGCCTCAACGTCATTTTGCTCGTCGTCTGCGACTTCAACTTCTTCAGTCTGATCGTCATCAGGCTCAATCATTGCTCCCACAGCTTCGTCAAAATTATTGTCCTCAGAAGTTTCCTCTGAGGGTGCCAGCAGGCTTTCTGCGGCTTGTTCTAGGGTAGTCGATTCCATCGGTACTACTTCCTTTGCTTGCGATCCAAAAGCGTCTCTGCTGCAAGTGCGGCGTCAAGCGTCACTTCGATCTGGTTAAGCGCACGGATCATCGCATGCGCCTCTTCACGGGCAGCTACGTCAGCCGCCCCACTGCTCGCGAAAACCTGCATTTGGTTCTCGCGCACACCCTGCATAAACTGCTTAAATGCAGTATCGTTTTTCAAACGACGTGCCTCATCGGCCTCTATGCGTATCTCTGTTGTCATTGCTGCATTCCTTGGGCCATTCCGCCTATCATGCGCATTTTATCCTGCTCGGCTTTCACGCGGGCTACGTCAACGGCTGTACCGTATTCGCCATAAATCTTTGCCGCATCTACCATCAAGTCTTGCGCCATCTGATCCCGCTTGAGATCGTCGTTGGCGGCTGCCTTCTGAGCGTCAAGCTGCAATTTAGCCATGTCGGCCTGCATTTTGGTTTGAGCTTTCATTTGCTCTGCCTGCAAGAAGGCAGCGTTTGGATCAGCCGCTTGGCCTTGCTGCGCCTGAGCTTGCTGCTGCATCTGCAACATCTGCATTTCGATCTCTGGCGTGATTGGCGCAAAGTAACGGTCAGCATTGCGAATGCCCGAAACAGCCAGCTGGTCGGCCAGCGTGTTGCGAATGTTGGTTAGGCTCACCAAGCCGTTCATCGGACCGTAGTTCTGGTAAACCATAGTCTGCATTTGCAGCGCTTGATTTAGGGCCATTGCCCTCTCTTCTTCGCGGCCAGTGCCAAGCCCGACGTTTATGGTAACGTCCATTGACTGGTCCCAGACGCGCGGATCAACCGGCACAAACATGCCATTCATCCGCATCATTTGCTCTTCGTCTACGTTTTTGCTGGAAAGCCTGAGCATGATACCAAACAAGTCACGCATGCCGTCGGCAAGGTTGCGGACCATAACTTCAACCTGACCCGCTGCGGCCTGCACAGTGGCCTGCACAGCGGCCTTTGTGGTTGACTGCATTGCATCTGGGTCAAGGCCCATTGAGGCTCTGGAAACGCCTGTCTTGCTCTCTACGAGGCCATCTAGGTATGTCAGCGCGCCAAGCGTCTGGCCTGCGGTGAATGGAACGGATAATTCTTGGACTGAACCCGGAGCGCGCATACGCACGATTGCGCCAATTTCGTTGTTAAGCACGTCATCAATGTTGACCGCACCCTCAACGATGCCGAGTCGTGGGTTGTTCGTCATCGCTACGTTGTCAAGGATTGAGCGCAGCACCGAAGTTGCTGCGTCTTGGTCATCCATAACAATTTCGGCCAGTGAGCGGCCATAGAACGTGTGTGGCTCTGGGTCTATTTCAAACTTGGCAAACGGCAGCTCATCGCATGGCTCAAAGTCAAGCATTTCGTATGCCGTGCCGCCGCATGTGATTTTGTGCAAAACAGGCACACCAGTGCCGTCAACGTCAATGCGCATATATGCTTCCGTCACGGCAACATTGCGCATAGATGGGTCTTCCTGATCCTCGTCAGATGTATCTGAGCTGTATCCCTGCCGCTCAAAAACCTCGGCCTCGGTTATGTCTGACCCGCTCTCAAAACTGTCCAGTTTAAGCACCACGTCTGGGTCGTAGCCCATCGCAATTAAATCGCCAGCGCGCATATCTGTGCGGTGAGCCACAACGTAGGCGTCTTCCATTGATCTAGCGTCACGGTTAATGAAGAACTCTTCGGGTGGCACGCTCTCAATGCACAGCTCACCCATTTCCTTCTGGCGGCTGAGTTTTACGCTGTGGATCGGCAACTGAATTTCCATGCCCATCGGATCAATCTCAATGGTCATTTCAACCGTATGCTCAAGCACAGTCACGCTGTCGTCATCCAGCAGATAAGTATATTCATCGTCAGACAGGTCTGTGAATGTGTAAATCTCGGCCTCTGGATACGTCATCCAGTATGCCTTCACAATGCCCTGTTTTTTAACCAGCGCATCTTGGAATGCGTCATTCATCACGCGATAGCCGTTTAGCCGGGAAAACTCATGGTGCATAAACTCAGTGGCTTGCTCGGCCATTGCCACGTCTTCTGGGCCGTGCGGCACAAATTCAACGGGCTTGGCTGTGCTGAGGAATATGCGCATTAGGCTTGGCTTCACAGAACGTACGGTATCCCGTACCTTTGTGGCTACAACCTTACTGCGGCCATCCTCGTAACCAAGGTCAACCTCGCCATCGTAGTAGCGTTGGGCCTTGATACGATCTTGGCTAATTTCGCCCTCAACAAAGTCCACCGCATCCGAGATTGCGCCCTGCACAATGCCTTCGATTTCGCTGCGTGATTTTGGTTTAAGTTCCATTATTGCTGGTCCTCTTCAAATGCTCGACCCGTCATTGCGCCAATAGCAGGAGCGCCCTGTCGTCCTAATAAGCCGGGCGCAGCTAGGGCAGAAGTTAAAGCGCCGCGCCCCAAAGGATTTCCATAAATTCCTTGAGAGGCAACGGTAAGTCCGAGGCCGCCGAGGATAGAAGCCTTTGGCCTGTTCTTAACTTGGTTTAAGTAAAGCATGAGCGCTGCGCGGTCAGCTGTCCCAAGATCGGCTGTTGTCAGCCCAAGCACCTCTTCTGCCTCTTGTGCAAATTTCTGCTGAACGCCTTGACCCTTCGCTGTTTTTAACTTTTTACTTGACTTATCAATGGCCTTAGAGGCTTGAGCAAGTTGTTTTGGGGTGAACACCCCTTTCTTAGCGGTTGCATTGGCAACTGCCGTTCTGACGGGAAGCAATGTTTTCCAAGCGTTTTGAACATTTCTGTATTGCTCGGCAACTTCCGAGTTTGCACTGTTCATACTGTCTCGAACTAACTTTTGAACATTAAACAATGCAGTACCCAACTCCCTTTCAGATGCTGAATTGCTTGTAGAAAAATTTATAGCCTTAGCCCCAAGGTCGGAATCTATAGTGCTTAGTTGCCTTCCCGAAACAAGCCTATCACCAGTCTTGCCAATAATATTGTTAACTATTGTTGAAAATTGCTTTGCTCCCTGATCCCCAAGCTCGTCGCTTTTTACAAGAATTTTAAGCAATTCGTCTTCAAACTCGGAGTCAAAGTTTGCTGATAATTTTGGAATTATTTTATCGTAAGCATTTGAGATTTCGCTGTTTGCAAAATCAAAAGCATCATTTCCGGTTAAATTCTTTGGAACTTTTAGGCCCGACTTCAAGATTGACAACGCTGCGCGCGTTTTGGTTCCAGACTCATTTAATACTTTTAGGGCGTTGTTTATTGCAGCTCTATTAAAGTCTGCGGTTGCCCTTACTTGTTGCTCGGCAATAACGTCTCCGGCAAAGGGGACAGACGTAAGCTTTTGCTCAAACGCGGCTGTTTTCCCACCAAACTTTTGCCCCGGGGTCAAACGAACCCCTTTCTTTTTCAGTTCGCTGGCGGCTTTATTTAATTTTGGAAAAAGAAGGTCAGACGCCTTACCTGTAACCGCGCCAACAGTTCCGCCGATAGCTGCCGACTTAGCACGCTCAGTCGCACCGCCTTCTCCAGCGCCGAAGCCGTAAAGCGCGCCCTCTAAGCCCGCAACTTTTGCCGCGCCAGTTACGCCAGCTCTAGCCAAACCAGCTCCACCCAAAAGTGCGGTTGGAAGTGAACCAACAATTTCTGCGGTTAGTGCTGTGCCGGGATTTTGCTCTGAAAACTGGTCTATAGCTTGCCGGACCTGAGCCAACTTTTCTTCATACGGCATGTCGCCCTTGCGCAAAAACGCTTCAATTTCATCAGCAAACCCAAAACTTAAACCCTGTAGCCCCGCCCGCGCCAAGCCAGCACCGTATGAGACCTCTTCAGTGTATTCGCCAGACGCGTCTATTTTGCCTTCTTTGGGTGATACTGGATTGTTTACTAAATATTGACGCACCACTGCCTCTTGCTCCGCCGCACTCATAGTGTCGGGTATGTCTCGCAGTATTGTTCCGTCCGGAAGCGTTACATCAACCATTATCTAAAACCCCCTTGTCCGTTGTTAAGGGATTGATCCCATACCCTTTCCCTACCATTGCTTGAAGAGGCTGCGCTTGCATTGCCTGAAGATGTTGAAGACGCATTAAAAACGCTCATGTCTATCTCGTATGGCTCTATAGGCTCATATCCTTGAGACCCATAAACTTGCCTAATTGCATTGTCGTGTACCCTTTTCCTTCGGTCGAACGATGCCATTTTTTGCTCAAGAAGATTTTTAATTTGGGTTGCAACAACTTCTTCATTTTGAAGAAGATCTACATCGCCACCAAGGTTTTGAATAATTCTGAGCGCGTCTTGTTCGGTCATTACTCCACCGCCAACTACCTCTAATCGAGATCGACCAATTAACCCCTGCAAGAGGCTTCCAGCCACTTTAGTATTTAGTTCCGATGGTGAAAGTTCTGTGTATTCATCTCCAAAATAACCACTAAGCAGTGTTTTTGCGTTTGCGCTAAATTGATCCGCCAAGCGGCGCAAACCCTCGTTGGTGTTCCCTATTGAGCGCATGTATTTTTCAAAAGTTTTAATGCTTGAGCGGTCTGTTGTTAATTCGTCGCTCAGTTTATTGAACTGGGTAAAGTTGGGAATGGTTTGGCCAAAAGTCGAATCCAGAACCGGAGTGTACTTTGTAATGTCTAAATTTTTACGCTCACCGCCCTCACCTAGCTGGAAGTATTGGCCGGAGGCTGGGTCAAAGTTGACCTCACCGATAATATCACCTGTTTTAGAATCTCTATAAACTCCCTTACTCTGAATGCCCTTGGGTGATTTATATTGAGCCAGATAGCTTTCAAAGGTTAAATCTGGCTTGCTGGATTTAACCTGAAGCCAGTTTTTCATGTCGGTGGTCAAGTCCACTTTGCTGCCAGTACCCATTTGCTTTAGCTGCTTTTGACGACTAAACGCCAAATCAGCAGCCTTCTCACTCTGCATAACGCTAAACGCGTCCTTAACGCCAATCGTGCGGTTTAACACAGCATCGGCTAAATCATCACGACCTTGCGCTCGAAGCATAGCAACAGTTTTGTTTCGAGACATGTCTGCTACGCGCTGAACGCCTTGCTTGCGAATATCTGCGCCAATGCGCATGTCCTTCATAATTAAAGGGTCAAGCGCCGCAGCAAAGTTTTGGAAAGGGCTAAGGCCCGTGTCCTCACTTACCGTTGTTGCTTTGTCGAATAAGCCTAGGAGACCGCCACGCGGTTGACTTGGCTGCTGCGGATTCATGACCATTTACTTATACCCCATTGCCTTGCGCTTAGCGTCCATAAACGGGCGAATGACAAGTTTAAGCGCTGGCACTTTTGCCACAATTTTTGCCACTCTTTCGCCATATTTGCTGTAAGCGTTGTAAAACCAGTTTGGTGAATAACCGATAACCCACTCGCGGAACTGCATCCATTTTGGATCATCCTCGCCGTAAACCTCACGGGCCACCCAGCACATTTGCCCTATAGTCTGCAAGTAACTAAGCAGGCCGGGGCTTTGTGATTCCGTAATTGTTTTAGCCCCGCCTTCCTGAGCAATGCCAAGCGCGCTTAGCGGTGCTTGAAGCGACTGCGCTGGCGCACCAGTGTAGCCAGCGTATTGCTGTCTGGCCGCGTCGATTAACGCTTGCTGGATGCCCTGTTGCAACAGACCCTGCTGGGCTTGCTGCTGCTGGATTGCTTGGCTTGTGCCAAATGCCTGCTGGCCGAGTTGACCCATTTGAGACGCGGCACCAAGGCGAGCCTGACGGTCGGACATCGCAGCCTGCAACGCTTGGCTGTAGTTTTGCTGACGCTGCTGCGCTGCCATGTCGCCCGCCATGCGACCATACTCGCCAGCCATAACGCCTTCAGCAACACCTTGGCGAGACCCGCCGAATGCGTTGGCCGCAGTTGCCTGCGCGCCGAGCGTGTTCATTGCCATCTGACGTTGCCGCTCAATGTCTTGTTGTGTGCGGTCAATAACCTCGCTAGTGTACGGGTTTGCGTACGCTCCGACTTGAAGTGGAGCCTGCATTGCGCGCTGCGTACCGCCGATTGCCCCCTGCAACGCCCCAGCAGCGGCTTGGTTTACGTTGAAACCCGGCTGTGGAGCCATTGGAGCTGGCTGGTATGTTGCGTTGGGCTGTGCAGTAGGCTGCGCCGCCATTGTTGGTGCTGGAGCTGGTCCTGCCATTTTACACGCCTTTCTTTGCTGAAGATATTAAAGTTTTATACATCATGTTTATGCTAACTCGTCGCCGCCTTGAGTCTTGCCTTAGCCTCACTTGATCTCTTTTCGCTGGAAACTAATTGCCCATTAACGTAAACGCTATAACGGTCATTTTCCATAACAACGCCGTCTTTTAAGCCTTGCTGTAATTGAGACTTTTCAATGTCAGCTACTTTGCTCCGAAGAACATCTGTTGCATCATCTTTATCATAATTCCCATAACCGTTTTCTTTGAGCCATTGCTGAGCCGAATTTTTGCTTTTTGCTAGATTTAAAACCTCTGAAGTGTCAACGGTTTGGGCCAATGCGTCATCCTTGGCTTTCACAGCCGCTGCTGCCGCTAGTTCGTTTCTTCGAGAGCCTGAGCTTTCGTAATGTATTCCACCCGGCGCTCTGTCTGCTTCGAATTTCGCCAACGTGGCTGGGTCTGAGTAATCATTTACAAAGGTTGTAGGTAAGGGAGTAGTGTAACCCGGTATGGCGGTCATGCCTGTGTTTGGAAGCGATGTAAATCCAACAGGAGCAGGCTCTGGCACGGGAGTTAAGTCAGAAAACCCAAAGTTTGCGCTCCCGTAATCAGAACTAAACGCATTGGGATCAAAGTCATACCCGCCAGCTGTCGTCTTGCCTGTCATTGGGTTTGTGATAGCCATGTTTGGATCGTAAGTTGACCCACCAGACTCGGCAAAGTTTTGGCCTTGCAGACCTATTGCATATTCCGGCGCGGCGCTACTTAATATGTTATCAGCAATGTTTCCGGCAACCCCGGGAATTCCGGTGAGATTGCCGCTTAATCCACCAGTAACAAGAGAACCACCGTATGAGCCTGCGCTAGACGGGCTGTCAAAGGAAGGCTCAATATTTAGTAGACCCTTAGCCGTATCAACAATGGTGCTGTTTGCGTTGCCGAGATTGTTCATGTAAATATTGTCAGCAGCCAACTGAGCTGGATTACTCATAGACTGAGACTGATATGCAGCATACTGCTCTGGCGTCATTTGAGACTCGGCTGTGCGCGTCGGGTCAAAACTGTCAAGGCCGACTGAGTCAGCTATTATTTGGCTGTAGTCTGCTATTTCATCGTTAGTTAAAGTTGAGCCACTAGCCGTTCCAGCACCCATGCCACCAGTAGCAACACCAGCGCCAGCACCAGCGCCAGCAACACCACCTCCACCGCCAGCGCCAATCCCACCCAAATCACCCGGAGTAGACGCTACGGTGTAGTCAACTGGAGCTTGCATATTTGAGCCAGCAGCGCCTGTGAACGGGTCAATAAAGAAGCTATCTATATATTGCTTTTGACCGGGGCGGGCTTGCCCAAAGGCCTCAAGAGCTTGCTCATAAATTGGCAGAGCAGAATAACCACGCACACCGCCTGCGTATGTCGTTGGCGCTGGCATACCACCAGAAATATCTTCCATTGACATTCCGCCACCGGGCAGGCCAAAAGCGCCAGCTGCTTGTGCCGTGCCTTGAAACGCAGCTTCCTGCGAGGGAGTAAACGCAGCAACGGTTGGGCCATACTCAGGAATAAACCCCAACTTTGAGATCTTGTCAGCTTGGGTTAGATTGCGCCGAGCCGCGTCCTCAATGTACTCTGGGACTGCAACCGTTGAAGAGGTTGATCCACCTTTTCCCATTATTCAAACTCCTTAACATAGGACGTGTGCAGTGGCTTCCAACCGTGCTTCGC